ATGATGAAGTTGCGCACTCGGTATGGTGGCAGGTTGTTGTGAGCGGCGTTGCCGCCCGTAACGGAGGTTGGTGTTAAGTTTTGAGCAAACTTAACTAAGGCACTATCAAAACCCGAAGTGGTAGCGGCGGCCTGAGTGGTTGAGATTCCAGTCAGGTGAGTGTGCGAGGGCATCTCTGCCGTGGTCAACGTGTGAGTCTTTGCGCCGCCGGTCTCGCCCAGCACGTCGAACTCGGACTGTCCACTGTCACGGCCTACGGGGGTTCGACCGCGCATGTCGGGCACGTTGAAAGTAGTGGAACCGTTCCCCGCACCGTAAGTTGTCCCAATCGCCGCAAACAGGGCAACAAAAGTGGCCCGCAACAAGGCTGAACCATCCTCCAAATGCCAGCCAGCAGGAGCAACCGCACCCGCCCACAACGCTTCCAACCCTGCCGGTAACATGCCACCCGCCGTCCCATTAATGACAACACGCCGCTCCGAGATTTCACAGCGCACACGCGACCCCACCGCCAAAGACAACGGATCAATCAGCGAATCCGGGGTGAACGTGAGTGCAGTCGTGTCACCATCCAAACGCACCCGCAACGGACTCACCGCGGTCACCGTCGCCCACACAAAAGCAGTCACAACGAAAGCACCTCCTGCAACTCGAGACTCATCACGCCAGAGAAGGACAACTGCAAAGACGCACGCCGCACAACATGCCGCGCATCAATCCCCGCAGGCGCATGAGCAAAAACCACCGCATCCAACAACTCAACCGGGATCGGTAAACACTTCACCGACACGCCCGCCTGCACCGACGACGCGCTAATGAGCATGTCACGCGCCTTCCCCGTCAAAAACGTCACCGTCGCCGCCGCAGGATCATCCAACCCCGTGAAATCAGGCACCTCCACCCCCGACACGACCCGCACAATCGTGCGACCCCGAGCCGCAACCGAAAAGGGCGAAAACGGGTCAGTGTTCGACACCGACGCAGACAACGGAGCCTCATCACCCGACCCCACCGCCACCGCAATAACCTTGTTCGGCACACCATGCAAATCAATATCGCGCGACCACTCAGGCTCATAAATGGACTCCGCACCATCCACCAACTCACGCCGCAAACGGTTACCCTCAACATCATTCAAAACCGTGTACCGAATCGACCGATCAGCAGGCCGCACATACGGATTAGCGCGAAAACTACCCAACCCATCCACCCACAAAGAGTGATAATTCAACGCCGCCAAAAGATCATTCACGATCCGCAACTTCGACGTGCCCGCCTCCCACACCAGAGGTGCCGTCAACGTGCGCACGTCATCACCATCCACCGAAATCCGTTCACCCGCCGACTCGATCACAGCCTGAACAACCGACAACACCGACACGCCCGCCGAAGCCGTGAAAGTCACCTCAACGGCGTCCTGATCCAAAACCGTCGACTTGTCATGCAGCTCCAAATCGAACGTGCGCCCAGTCCCCGACCACGCCTCAGGGGACGCCGTCACCAAATACACGCCCAACGGAAACTCAGGCAACCCCTCAACAACCATCACCGGGCGAACACGATTCGACAACAAATCCACGTCAGCAATCCGCGTGAGACCCGCACCCGCCGTAAGCAAATCCACCACCTGCAACGTGCCCGACTTTTTCACAACCGCACCCGACACCCACTCCAAAGAGCCGCCCGGCTTCACCCCATCCAAAAGACCAGCAAACGAATCAACACCCGACACCGGATCATGCAGCAGCAGCTCATACCGGATCGACGTTGACCGTGCCCCGTACAACACTTCCCGAGTCGTCGCATCCCTGACAGGGACAACACCAGAGGGCAACGTGATCATGTGGCCTCCGTCACCCTGAAGTCGAACGTCGATTGGAGAGGCGAAATGGCAGGTGTCGAAGCTGACATCACACCAACGATGCGTCGGCCGTTCCCGTCGCGGTAACACACCAACGTTGCCGAGCGGATGAACGCTTCAACCTCCTCTGGCGTTGACTCATCGCCGGGAAATAACGTGGCAGTGCCCGATACTTCCAAGCTCTTCGCAGGCCCGAACAGGGCAATGGGTGACTCGCGGCCAGCGGCAGTGACCAACGCTTGCTCACGCGATGCGGCAGCACCCACTCGCAGATTGCTCCGAAACTTGATGATGTTGCTGAACCCGTCACCGGATGACAGAAACGCCCAGTCGCCCTCCGTGGTGGTCAGAGACGCCACAACGTCGGCCGTGGCCCCATCTTCGGAAAAGGTGCGCACCCGATACGAGTTGACGCCGTGAATGGTCGGCGTTGTGTCGAGGATCGTCAACGATGCACCCGCGATGGGAAACCGTGACGCCACCGTTTCTGTGACCCCGTCGATGGTGCGCAGGATCGTCACCGTCGCCGCCGCCACCTGCCCCGCCCCGGCGGTTGCGAACGTCAACCCGATCTGTGCCACACCCGAGTCCGGCAAATACTCCACCGTCACCCCGGCAGGTACCGGTTCGGTGTACGCCACGTCGAACTGACGTGACACCTGCGTTGAGGTGAGCCCGTTCGAATCCGTCACGGAAACTTTCACCGTATAGGTGACCCCGTCAGCGACCCGCGTGTCCAAGATTGTTGACGCTCGCGTGGTCGAAATGACACTCTCGAGCAGGGTGGCGCCTTCGAACAGCTCTATGGTGGCGGTGACGAACGTGGCAGATTCAGCCTGACTGAACCCCAACTGTACGTTCAAAGTCGCCGCCACATAATCGACAGCGTTCACCGGAGACGTGACAGTGACTACAGGCCGCGTTTTGAATGTGACCGTTGCCTGATCCGACCACGGAGACGCACCCGTGCTCTCAGCACCGCCAGAGGTCGCCTCACCCCACGTGCGCACCCGCATGGTGACGGCCGCGTTGGCCGCATACGTGCCCGCCGTGATCGTGCGCGACGACACCCCCGAGGTGACCTTATTCGTTGACGTCCAGGTCGAACCGCCGTTGGTGGAGAAGTTCACCTCGAAAGCGGTTTGAGGGGTCGTGTCCACAGGGTTGTGCGCCCACGTCAAAACGAATGCTGCCGCACGGTTAGCGAACGACGGCAACACAGGCAGGGTTGGCTTGTTCGGTGCCGCCAGCAACTGGACCGTGTTCGACAGGGCTGTGGTGGACGTGAGAGCTGGTGCCGACGTGGTAACGGCAGACACGCGATAGACGTGAATGTCGCCAGCGTCCGGGTCTACATGCTTGTAGAGGCTCGTGCCCGCCGCAACAGTCGCCAGCGCGGAGTCGTCCCACGTTGTTACACCGTCCGAGACCGTTCCATGCTCGACGACATGCTGATGCTCCACATAGGCCACGTTCGGCGTCCACACGACGGTGATGTCAAGATCAGCATCCTTCGACGCTGACACGCCCGTGGGTGCCGCAGGGGTCGTATAAATCGCCGTCGACGTGCTCGAGAAGGCAGTGGAGCCTGCCGCGTTCGCCGCCCGCACCTCATACTCAAGTTTCTGATTCGCCGCCGCCGACAGAGAAGATGATGTGGCGGGTGAAATGGTGACCGCGGTAGTCCACGCCCCACCATTGATCCGCCGACGGATCGTGTTCGACGTGGGTTGCCCGTTCGACGCCGACGATTGCGACCACGACACAGACACCGAAGAATCGGACACGCGCGACCCAGACACGCCCGTAGGGACGCCCGGCAGAACAGTCAACGTGGGCAACGAAACCGACTGCGTCAGCGTCGTGGGACCACCAGCGCCCGAAGTCCCCGAGGCGGCGATGTGCCCGGTGACGTTCCCTCGCCCAGACCCGGACCCATTCGATGCCGCCGACACTCGCGTCGTTCCAAAAGCAATAGTCTGCGACTGCAACCCTGACGGCCGCCAGTCGAACGTGTACGTGCCCGTCCACACTCGACCCTCGCCCTGCACGTCAACATAGGCACCACTCGGGTTGAAGCTCCGGCTAGACCCAGCCGACACGCGTTCAATGAGCTGGAGAGTCCAGGCGACATCCCACCAGAGGCCAGCAGCACTGGAACCGACAACCGAGCCTGTAACTCGCAACAGTCCCGCCGTGCCCGTGTTTACGTCAGCCATTAGGCAACCCCCATCCGCTCTTGAGTCCTATTGATGCGCATCACAGCACGCGCCAGAGCATCAACAGACGACTGCGCCAACACGGTCGGCCCCTCCGATGGGCGCGCCAAATCCGCAACAGCAGCCACCAGACTGCTCAAGTCGCCAGACCCAGACCCGCCACCAAAAGACGGCATCGGAGCATTAGCAGGCGTCAACCTGCCCAACGCCTCCAAAGCGATCCCACGGTTGCGTTCCTCCTGGCCGGGCTTGCCAGAAATGAACGCTTCCCACCGAGTGTTCTCTTCCGCGAACTTGATGATCCCGCCAGGACGCCCCCGGTAAATGCCTTCACGCATTCCACCGTTCGCGTACTCCTCCAAACCGCCATTCTCACGAATGGTGTTCGCGCCGGGACGGATCACGTTAGACACGTTCACGCGCACCGTGCGCCCATCATTCGTCCGAATGAAAGCATCAAGATCAGACTGCGCGTCAGCCGTATCCACAATCATCGCGAACTCACGCTCAGTGGGAATACCGAAAATCTTGTCCGTCAACGCTTGCGCAGCATCCGCATTACCCGTCAAAGCCAACGCCGTATCGAAAATTGACTGACGGCCAGAATCCAAACTGTCCCGATACGCCTTCGTGTCACCATCGAGCTCGAACTGGGCTAATGCTGCCGCCTGCGAATCAGACGCCAACTGTGCCAACATCGCCGCATTAGTTGACCCCGCCGCAGTCGTCTCATCCAAAGCCGCAGTAGACGCCCCATTCGCTTCCAGGAACTCGGTGACAGAAACGCTCGCATCAGACAGAGACTGCTGGTAACGCGCATTCGACGTGACAGCATCCTGCCCCACACCATTCGCCGCATTCACCGTGTCAATCAGACGCCGCAACTCATCATCAAGATTCTTGACCTCATCAGCCGCCTCAAGATATGCGTCCGCCGCATCAGTCGTCACCGGCTCGATTCGACCAGCAGCCGCCACATACTGCGGCATCATGTCCCTCAACCGGCGGATCGACTCCGTAGACCCATCCGTTTTAGACACCAACTCGTCAAACGCCCGCTGAGCTTCCACAGCATTACCCGACGACGCCAACTGTGCCAACGCGCCATCTAACGCTTCAAGGTTCTTCTTCGCATCGCCCAAAGACGAATCGGCCAAACCGAGCGTAGAAATCTCCATAAGCGTGCCGAGGACACTGTTTTGAGCTTCCGCACCCGCCTGCCCCATATCAGTCAGCAGGGCCGTCAAGTTTTGAGCAGCCGCCGCACTGTCATCAAACGAACCACGCAAAGACCCAGCATTCAACACGTCCGTGACAACCTTCGCCGCACCACCCGACTTCACCAACGACTCAGCCATATCATCAGCCGACTGCGTTGCCCCCGTCATTGCAGAAATCCACCCACGCAACTCGTGAGCAAACATGATCGCCGCAACCACAGCCGCAGCCTTACCCAAAGTCCCAATCAGACCAGCGGCCCGCTGCGCAGCAGGCCCCAACGTGGCAATCGCCACCCGGAACTCGGCAATCTTCGGTATCGCCAACAGGAACGCGCCACCCGCCAAAGCAGCAGCACCACCCACCAACGTAATAATCCCAATGGCACCCTGCAACGGGGCAGGCAACGCACCCAGCGCGTCCGCCAAACCGCCCACACCCGACGCCATCGCAGACACCACCGGCAGGAAAACCTCACCAAACGCGATCGCCGCATCCGTCACCCGGTTCTTTGCCACCTCAATCTGAGCCGCAACCGTCGCATAGCGTTTCTCGGCCTCTTCAGTCAAAGCCGTGTTCTCTTCGAGCGCCGTGTTGCCGGTGTTCATCGCCGCAGTGAACTGATCCGACGCCGCCGCAGAACGCAACAGCGCATCCCTCATGCGCACTTCGCTAATGCCCAAATCTTCGAGGATCTGCAACGTTGACCCGCCCTGCATTTCAGCATCAGCAAGCCCCTTCACGAAAACGGCCAACGCCTCACCCGGTGCCGTACGGAACTTCGCAGAGAACTCGTCAGCCGACAGGCCAGCCGTCGACGCAAAAGTTTCAAGCTTGTCACCACTGTTCTCAACCTGCGACGCAATCTCGATCATCACCTTCGAGATCGCAGAACCGCCAGCCTGAGCCTCAATACCAACCGACGACAGCGACGTAGCCAACCCGAGCACTTGCCCCTCAGACAAACCAATCTGCCGGCCAGCACCCGCAAGACGCATCGACATTTCCACAATCTCAGCCTCAGTGGTCGCGTAGTTGTTACCCAACTCCACAATCGCTGAACCGAGATTCGACACCTGATCTTGAGATGTCCCCATGACGTTCATAAACCGGGCCAAAGACGTAGCCGCCTCATCGGCAGACAAGTTCGTCGTCTCACCCAAGTCGATCATCGTCCGAGTGAACGCCGCCACATTGCCAGTCTGAATACCCAACTGACCCGCGGCTTCAGCGACCGCCGCGATCTGCGTGTGCGAGGCAGGCAACTCGCGCGCCAAACCACGCAACGACTCCTCAAGTTTCCCCATCTCTTCAGGGGTGCCCTCAACAGTTTTCGTCACGCCAGCCCACGCGGTCTCCCACGTCATCGCCGCCCGCGCCGCCAAAACTGACGACGCCAACGCGACCGTACCCACAGCCATCAAACTGCCGCCCAGGAGGGTGAACGCTTGCCGTTGCTGTTCAGCTTTCGCCGCAGCACCACCAGCCGTGTCACCCAACTCACGCGTCTTTTTCGCCGCCTGATCCATGCCCGACAGGTAGCCCTGCACCTGCGCCACAAGCGTGACTTTTGTTGTCCGGTCGCTCAATTAGCCACCTCCTGGGGATACGGGTTGGTACCCTTAGCGGGTGAAAGAAAATCCGATGGCACTCAGCGCACTCATCGCGGGCGTGATCGCGCTCGCCTCAGCAGCGGTCGGCTTCACCGTTGCCGCACTCATCGCGGCAGGTGTCGCCCTCGTGCTCGCAACGACCGGTTACACGCGCGCCAAACAACACGGCGACAAAGGGTTGGCGTTATCCGTCATCGGCGGGGCCATCGGCGGGTTCGCGGGCGTCGCGTCCGTCACGGGGCTCTTCGGCTAACCGAACCTGCCACAAATGGCCTGCACGGTTCACCGGCTCGCCAGGCCGGTCGTACTGCTTGTAATACGCATCCTGAGTGGTTGACAAAGCGTGCGCCGCCCAATCGACGGTCGGCCCGGTCACCTTGAACTTGTACTGATTGTCTGCCTTCAAAGCGTCATCCATAGAAATGCCGTGCGAACCCTGCTCTTCAGCCGCCGACTGCGCGGCCAACAGGATCAGTACGTCATCAGGCGTCCACTCGGATGCGTGAGTCGTGCGCGACGCCGCAATACGATTCCACGTCCACGGTTGCCACCACACCACCGGCACATACTCAAACTCAGTGACATGCTCAACATGACGCCCCTCAAGAACTGAAACAGGCACCCCGACACTCCGGGA